TATGACCCAACGGCGGAGGTTGAAATAACCGCGTCAACAGTTTCCGCGACATAGGCATTACCCCCGGCGGCGCGAATATCCCCAGAGGAAAGCAAATGTTCGCAGACGGTTACAAGGTCGGCAACCTTCCCATTTTTAGAAATGTCCAAAATAGCCCGGTAGATGAGACGGTTTGCCGTGCCGTAAAAGTCTTCGGGTGATAGCGTGACCTGATCAATACAGGCGTTATCAACCATCATCGCGCCAACAACCGCCCGCTCTGCCGTGTCATCGTGCGGCATAACCCGCTTTGTCTGTGCGTCGTAAACCTTATATTTCGGCTGGTTTTCCATATTCGCAGTTCACGCATCCTTTCCCGACCAAATCTGATCGTATTATCCTGGAGCCACACTTCGGGCAGGAAATAACCAGCGGCGGCGGGGATTCACTTGTGCCGCCGCCGTTATCCACCTTCGCCCAATTATCGCGGATGGCATTCATAAACGCCGCATCCCAATCGATATATTTGTAGTCTTTGGATTTACACTTCAGCTTGAACGATTCGAGATGTTCTTCAAGGTGGTTTTGGTTTTTACCAGCAGCCCATTTTCGGACACGATCTGAAATTTGAAAGTTTTCTGGTATGGATGTTTTGGCCTTCCTTTCCCTTTCCTTTTCCTTTTCCCTTTCCCTTTCCCTTTCCTGTGATTCTAGTTCGTCCCTTTCCCTTCCCAGACACTTCCCCGTAACTTCCCCGTCACTTCCCGGTTGCTTCTCTTGTGCTTCCGGGTAACGTGCCGGAGATTGCAATTCCTTCCCGGATATTACTTGATGTGTTGTAAATGAAGGGATAAAACCGTAATACTTTCCATTAACTTCATATTTTTCTACAAACCCGGCGGTTTCCAAAACACACAAGGTGTCTTCCATGTCGAATGGAAGAAAGGGAAGAATGTCTAGTTTGATTTGCCTCGGACGCCACTCGAACCTCCCGGTTTTGTCGCACAAAACCCATAGTCCCTCAAAAACCATCATTGGATACTTGCCGGGATTTTTTATTTCTAAGTCCTGCAAACCTTCATGGCGGAAAAATTCTGGTTTGACTGTTCTAATTCTTGCCATTTTTGCGCCTCCTGTGCGCTTCTGAAAAATAAACGGCGGCAGATCGGTCAGGATTCCGACTTTTCGGGTGCTACCCTATCCGCCATTTTAAGACTCTCTTCTAATTCCTTGATCTCGTTTTCCGTCCATCGGATGAGCTGGCGCTTTAATTCAATCCGCCGTTTCAATTCATCTTTTCTATTCATGTTTTCTTTTTTCCCTCCTATACATTTTCTCTTTTTCCCGCCGACACTTTGAACAGACTTCCCGTCTTGGCGTGCATTCCATCGTCTCCCCGCATACTTCGCATGGCTTAATAATCTGCTTTGCTTCCGGCCAGACTGTCATTCTTCCCACCTCAAAAATATTCTCGTGTGCGGTGTTTCCGCGTAAAACTTCCTTGCCCTGATAGTATCCACTTGAGAATCATCATGCCAAAGTATCCCGTTCGCGCAGTCCTTTACGAATTTTATCAGGTTATCAAGATCGGGCTTTTTAGTGTGTGTTGCGTAAAGCCGTTTTTTTGCGCTCATACTGGTTGGAAACGACATGCCAAAATCTATGTGCAGGTAGATAGGTGTCCCTGCTGGAATAGGGTCATGTCCGGAAATTTGTGATTGCATCAGACAGATAAATTTACCTTCTTCGGATTCCTGTGGGTTGTATGTCCGGACAAACTTACCGCACCGTGCGAACCTCGGACGCTTTTTTGCGATTGGATTACCCGGAATCGATAGAGACAATTCTTTCATCTGATCACCTCAACAATCACCCAAACCACCACCGCCCAAAACGCCAGGCAAAACAGGATTACCAACTGCCGCTGTCTGTAAATGTTCATTCAGCCCTCAAGCAAGTAACGCCCATGTTATCCAGCCAGACGCAAACCTCTGGATGTTCCGGAGTGTGCCGGGCCATGTAGCAGCTGCATGATTGCTGGTTGATTATTTTATCCGATACCAGACAGCGGCCTTTGGAAGATCGCGGCGAAGGATGTGACCATTTGTTCGGGTCGGGTTTCTCAACATTCATCGTATCACGGTTTCCCGCTTGGGGATTTTTTCAAGCGAAATACCCAAAACCGCAGATATTTTGTCCGCCTGCTCTGGCTTTGGAATACGTTGCCCAATTGCCCACATTGTTAATGTTGAAGGCAGAAAACCACAAGATAACAACTGCTTGCGGTTCCTTCTGATCATCTTCATAAAATAGTCATGTTTTTTCATGGGTCGAATTATATCGCGTCACATGGGTTGTGTCAAGGTTAAAAAAAATAAATTACAATGAATGTGAAATAATTCTTGACAATTAAAAATTTTTGAAATAGGATATAGCCGAATCATGAAACACCCCGAAGCTCCCGGCTTCAGGTTTGGGCGACCGATAAGCGGTCATAACGCAAACGCACCCGTTAAACCGCACGAAGCCACAAGGGACGTTGCACCAAAGACGACAGGTGCAAACAGTAGGGAGAACACGACCCCGGTCGCAAGGGCAACACAGAACACGGAGGGCAGGCAGCATCACGCTTGAAGCAGCGGATTGGTAGCACACTACGCCCGCTGGCCCTCCACCAGGAGGCATTATGGAACGCTTCGTAAGGATTTCAGCAATCATCGTAGTCACCCTCGCGCTGGTTATGTGCGGGCTCTATTGGTCGCAGACGGTGAAGGTTCGCCAGGACATTATGAGCAAATCCGACGAGGATTACATTCTCATGGTGCTGCGTCAGAAGGCAGCCGATGACTGCGCCCGGCTTGAGGGTCAGACATTACAGACGACCATTTGTGAGGTTGTTTAATGCACATCAAAGTTAAGGATCATTTAGTTGAACTTCTTGAGGCTGAGGATCACCACCCGGATAATAGAGGCGGACTGATCATCGCGCTTGGTATTCTACTTTTGGCGTTCGGCGTTTCCGCTGCGGTGTTTGCGGTAATTTTGTAACTTCCTTGACGGTCGAAAGACCTGGGGAACGGGAGCCGGTTGAACTCTAAGGCGTACTCGGCATTTCAACCTATGTGCCGAAACAGGAGACAGTATCCGGCGTCATGGCAGAAAGGGAAAAGATGAAACACAAAATAGCGGTCATCCTTGCGCGTGTTCTTTGGTGGTGGATGACAGGGAAATGGGTTGGAGTGTCGGGATTTCAGGTGCAAGAGGCCGACCCTTTGCTTCGGCCGGAGGAACAGATGATTGCCCGGTTCAGCCGGGAAATCATGGCATATGGGGTTCCCAGCCGCGAAGAAATTTTAAACGGCGTGGCGCGTCGGGCGTTCGCTCACCCGCGCCATATATGCAGAAACCCGCGGAAACGTAATCATAATCAGACGGTAATTGAGGAATAACCCCGCAGCCGCCGGCGATGGACGGCAAGGGAAGCGTGCGACCCTTAGAAGATGATCAAAGGCGGAGCGGGTATTAGAAAAAGGAGATTGTATGGAACAAGCAAAATGGTTGGAGGAACGAAGAAAGGGCATCGGCGGCTCAGATATCGCCGCTATTATGGGATTATCGCCCTTCAAAACCGCTTATCAGGTTTACCGAGAGAAGCGCAAAGAGGTTGAGGATTGGCAGGGAAATGAGTTGACGGACTGGGGCAAACGCATGGAACCAGCAATCCGCCAATGGTATTCCGATAAGACAGGGCGCGACGTTCGCCTGCCGGACAAGATCATGTATCACCCGCAACATCCCTTTATGCTGGCCTCGCTGGACGGCTTCACGGATGACGGGCGCGTTGTGGAGATCAAGACGGCACGAAGCGGGAAGAACTGGGGTGAGCCGGAGACGAATCAGATACCCGATTATTATGCCGTCCAGGTCCACCACTATATGACGATCACCGGGTTTCAGGTGGCCGACATTCCGGTTTCAATCGCCGGATCGTCGCCGTCCCTTTACATTGTTGAGGCCGACAAAGAAATCTCTGAAATGATAATAGAAGCCTGTGCAAAGTTTTGGGAGCGCGTTCAGTCCGGCAACCCGCCCGATCCGGTTACTTATGCCGATGCCGTGGCGCGGTTTGGGAAAAGTTCTTCGTCCGGGGCTGTAATTGCGTCGGGAAATACGATGATCGACCTTGAGGAACTGCGCAGCGTCCGCCAGCAAATGAAAGACCTGGCGGAACGTGAGGAGTTTCTAAAAGGGAATATTATAACCTTCATCGGAGAATCCGGCGACTCTATTGTCAACGAATCCGGTGAAACCCTTCTCACCTATAAGCTGGCCAACGGGCGAAAAACATTTGACAGTAAGGCTTTTGAGAAAGACAACCCGAACCTTTATCAGAAGTATATTAAAACCAGCGAACCGCAACGACGGTTTCTTTTAAAATAGAAAGGAGAAGCATATCATGGAAGCACCCGCAATTTATGACGCGCCCATTGCCACAAGGCCGCAGCAATCCCAAGCCCTCGTTGAAGTAGAACAGCAGAGGGCAATCAGCGAAGTCCAGGGGGCCATTATTCTTGCAAAGAAATTTCCCCGGAATCAGATCGAATGCCTTGACCGGATTATGACGGCATGCCAGCGCCCGACACTCGCAGAACAGGCCCTTTATTCCTATGCACGCGGCGGGACGGAAATCACGGGCCCGTCAATCAGGCTGGCCGAGGCCATCGCGCAAAACTGGTCGAACCTGCAGTTCGGCATCAAGGAACTTGAACAGCGCAACGGGGAAAGCACGGTTCAGGCTTATGCTTGGGACATGGAAACGAACGTCAAACAGGAAAAGACATTCCAAGTCAAGCATGAACGCTATACGAAGAAGGGCAAATACGCCCTCGAAGACCCCCGCGACATTTACGAAATGACGGCCAACCAGGGAGCGCGACGCCTCCGAGCCTGCATCCTGGGAATCATCCCCGGCGACGTGATTGATGCCGCCGTCAGCCAGTGCGAACAGACATTGAAGGCGAAGGCCGACACTTCCCCGGAAGCCTTGAAAAAATTGGTTGAGGCGTTTGCAAATTACAAGGTGACGAAAGAGCAGATTGAAAAGCGCATCCAGCGCCGCCTTGACACGATCACCCCGGCCCAGCTTGTCGCCCTCCGCAAAATATACAACAGCCTAAAGGACGGCATGAGCGGCCCTATGGATTGGTTTGACGCGGTATTGACAGAAGAACAGACTCCGCCCGACGCAAGCGCCGCCCTGAAAAGCAAGCTCAAAGGAAAGCAAGCGGCACAGCCCGCCGACGTTCCCGATCCGGCTGAAATGGCCCCCTGTCCGTGCCCCGATAAACCGGAAACAACCTACACAGCCGCCTATTGCTCCACCTGTGCCAAGCGGGGTGGCTGCCCGGCGTGGAACTAAAATGACTTACTACCAGCAGAACCGGGCCAGGCTGCTTGAGCTGGCCCGGATTTACCGGGAGAAAAACCGGGCGGAGATTAACCGAAAGCAGCGCGAGAGATACGCATCAAATGAAGCGTACCGCCAATATCAATTAACCTATCAGGCGGATTATCACAGCATTTATGGATACAATAGGAGCGTATGAACCAGATCGCAATCATGGAATCCAAGATCGAAGTCCTGTGCAAGCAGGTGGATGATCTCAACCGGGAGTTAAAACTCGTCAATATTGCCCACGCTGTTGAAAAGGACATCATGCAGACCAATTTTGATCAGTGCAAATCCGCTGCGGAATACTGGAAAAAAAAATATGAAGAGATTTGCAAGGCGTGAGGCAATGAAACATGGCCGTGTGGGGTGGAACCCTGACATAATGTCGCTCGAAAAAGTAAACGGGCCAAAGAGTTATGTTGCAGACCAACTGCCACGGCCAGTTGAAAGGAGAATTGTAATGGATAACGAAAAAATCAGCATGGAAAGCCTGGCAGTCGAACTTCCCCGCGAGCAGCAGCGCGTGCGCGACCTGCTGCCGTTATACGACGCGATTCCTACCGGCGTATTCGCAGCGACCTTGATGCGGCAAGCACTGACCCGCGCCGAGCAAGCCGCTGCAACTGGCGACGTGATTGGAATGCTGCGCAGCTACGAAGAATTGAAGGGCTTCACCGCCTAACACAGCATTAAGAGGAGGCATCATGAGAATTTGGGCGAGGTACCTAATTATTGGGTGGTCGATAGTTACCCTAGCGATTGTTATTGTAACCTTTCAATTAATGAAAAGCCATTTTATCGAAGAAGATTATGAAGTCACTTTAGTTTATAAAACACCTGAAAAAGTTAAATCAGCTACTAATTCAGACAAGGAATGGGAAATTGTTGCAGAATCTCTTTTTTTCGGTAAGGATGTTTTTGACACAATATCAATTACAAAAAAAGAGTTTATCGAACGTATAAAGAAGGCTAAAAGCGTCACAATTGAATCGAAAAACAAAGTCAAGGACACTTCAGTTTATTTATTTTTTCCGATATATGCATTTATTGTATGGTCAATACCAGTTTTAGTCTTTTCTCTTATTGGGTTACTATTTTCAAGAAAAAATGAGACTAGATGCGATGACAAAAGAAGAAGCCATAGCATTACACGATAGTAAGTTTTACGAAACAATGAGCTACAAAGAAAGAGCAATGTTCCAGATGTTTGAGCCGCTGCTTTGTATGCCATTTAGTGTTTTCCATGAGGCAGTAGAAAAGACACTTGGCCGCCCCGTATGGACGCACGAATTTTTAGGAGATAATCTCAAAAAAGAATTGCAACGAATGATTGTTGTTCACACTTAACGCAAAGCTCACCGGGAGCGTGGCGATCCGCTGTATGCGCTGGTTATCTGATTTTTGAGGGAAAATGAAAATTAAAATAATTCCAGAATACGGAATCAGGGAAGGTGAAAAAACAGCCTCCCGATTTAACAGCGGGAGAATTTTAGGAGGGACGAACGATGAATGTTGAAGATTACAAAAAGCTCGAAGCCTACTATGCCGCAGCCAAGTCACTCAAGAATCAGATTGAGCACATTGAAAGGGTGCTTCATGGCGTTCGATACCGCGCAAAGGACGGCTGTAAGTCATTCAGAATATTCATACAACGCGCGGACGGGAATGGGCGCGACCAAGGATGTCACGCAACGATACCTGAATACATATTCCGGGATGCAATCGTGCCATCCTTGGCGGAATCACTGAAAGGACTACGCGATGACCTGAAGGCGCTTCCGCCAGTTCATTGTGACGACAAGAAAGAACACGAAAAGCGGAAATCAACATCAAAATAATCTTCCGGTATGTATCGTTTAACAGCGAGAGAAACCCGGAAGTTAACAGCAAAGGAGAAAATCATGCCTGACAATTTTGGACGAATGACAAGCGACGAAGCACCGCAAAGTCTCAAAGACTTTTGTTTTCCGAAACAAGAACAGAAAGAGGAATCAATTCATAAACATACGCCGGGCCCGTGGACGATTTATAACCAC